TCGACCGATGCCGCGGCCTGGATGCAGAAGTCGGTGGACAAGGTCTATGACCAGTTCGTGGCGGCGGTTGCTCGTGGCCGCAACGTGACGCGCGCTGAGGTGCTCAAGAACTACGGCCAGGGTCGGAGCATGGGCGCGGTCGCTGCCAAGAAGGCCGGGCTTGTCGACTACGTGGCCGCGTCTGTGGACGCCGCACCAACCAGTGCGGCGCTGGCGCAGAAACAGGTTGCGCTGCTGGTGAGGAGGATGTGAATCGTGGACCAGCAGCCGAGCCCCATCCGCGCGCTCGAGGGGTGACTTGTGCGCGAGACGATCCACCTCACCGGCCGCTGCGAGGGCCACGACCTGCGTGACCAGCGCTCGGGCTTCGTCATGAGCACGCTCGTCAAGTCGGTTGAGTTCGCGGTGGCAGACCCGAAGGTCACGGAGGTGGTGCTGAGGTTCGATTCGTGTCCCGGCGGCGTGATTACAGGGATTCCCGAAGCGGCTCGCGCGCTCCTGGCAGCAAGCCGCAAGAAGGCGGTCACAGCCCACGTGATTCAGGTTTGTTGTTCGGGGGCTTTTTGGCTTGCATCGAGCTGCTCGATCGTGATCGCCGCACCCAATGCGCGTCTCGGATCGGTTGGCGTTGTTCAGGAGCCGGAAGGTCACTTCGGTGCAGGAGGCTACTTCTGCGCGGCGGGTCGTCTGAAGGCCGCGGGCCGCCCCAGGATTCCGCTGCCGGCGGATCAGGAAGCATACCTGCAGGCAAGCGCGGACCGCGAATACCTTCAGTTCATCCAGGCACTCGGCGCTGGTCGCGGAGTGTCGCGCGCCGACGTGCTGCGCGACTTCGGCGAGGGCGCGAGTGTGGGCGTTGCCGACGCACTGCGGGCCGGAATGATCGACCGGGTTGCCTACGAGCTGGACCCCGTCGAGATCAGCGCACCGCTGGCTCGGCATAACGCCGCGATGCGCGACAGCATCGCTAAATCTTTGGGGTATTGAACATGGAACAGCAACCGATCTTGACCCTTAAGGCATCGAGCATCGCGGCCGAGATCGCCCGCACGGTGATGCTCGCGCCCGATCTCGACGAGACGACGCGCGATGCAGCCGCAGCCCTGGCGCTCTGGTTGACCGAAGGCCCGCACGACCGCGTGGCTCGCATCTCGTCCGACACGATGGACCGCATCTATCTGGGGGCTGGCTATGGTCGTTAAGCACCAACTCTCCCGCGACTCGGAGCGCCGTGGCAAGGCACCGTCCGTTTTCCCGTCGCTGGCGCAGCGGCGCGAGTTGCTGCGCACTGCTGCCGGCGCCACGTGCCCGGCTGATGTTGTGTGGGCTCGGCTGATTGCGGGAGTGGAACATGCCCGGCTCTGACACGACCGCGCCGGCGGTCAAGAAGACCACCACCCACGGTGGAAAGCGGGCCAATTCTGGGCGCAAAGTTCGACCCCATGTGGAAGTGGTCAAAGGGACGCCCGCGCTGGACTTCCTGACGCAGGTCTACGAGTCGCCCAGCGTGCCGCTTCCGTTGCGCCTTGCCGCTGCCAAAGCCGTGGTGGCCGCGACGATTGCGCGACCTGGCGCCGAGCGCGAAGGTAAGAAAGCGCGACAGCAGCGCCTGTGTGACGAGGCGTACTTGCCGGGTGGCAGCAGCGCGCCGGGTGGAAAGTTCGCACCGAGCAGACCGCCGGCAAACGTCGTGCAGATGATGGCCGCCAAGAAGGCGCAGGAACAGTAAATGAGTCGCCTCACCTGCCTCAAGCCACGCGTCGGCGCGCAGCCGAAGTCTCGCCTCGCCGCAGCCGGCGGCGCGCACGGTCACGAGCGTGAGCGCAACGGCCACAAGTGGCGACAGATCAAACATCGGATCATGACCCGCGACTGTGGCATGTGTGTGCTCTGCCGCGTCGCTGGTCGCTTCGTGCTGGCCACAGACTGCGATCACAGGGTGCCAGTGTGGGCCGGCGGCACCGACGCAGACAGCAATCTGCAGAGCTTGTGCGGCCCGTGCCACAAGGCGAAGACCGCAGCGGAAGCGACTGAACGCGCTGCTGGCGGAGTCGCGCGGTGAACGGCCGAGGCCATAGAACCACGCTGGCTGCGTCGAGCGGGGCGCAGAGCATGAACCCCTTACCCGCGATGCGCGGACGCAGCCACGAGCCGATGCGAGCCGCGCAGCAGGTACCCGAGGGGACATCGCATCTCCCAGCCTGCGGGGCGCGGTGTCGCGTATGTCCGCTGTCACGGATTTATTGCACCGCACCAAAGCAAGCCTTTCAAGATCGCCGACCCGCCTACGCCCGGCAAAACGCGCCACTTGATTCGACTCAAAGCACTGGAATTAATCATGAATCCCGAGCAAAAGCACCCCACGGAGCACTACCATGGCTGAGTCAGTAGACATCAAATTCACCGCGGACACGTCGAGCGCCGACGGCAGCATCCAGGCCCTCGGCAAGACCGCCGAGGCCACCGCGCAGCGCATGGCGCGCGCCACCGAACTGGACGCGGCGAGCCGCAACCGCCAGGTGGCCGCGATCAACCGCCAGGCCAAGGCCATCGAGGAGCAGAACCGCATTGCGGCGGCGGCGGCCGGCACGCTTCCCAAGGCAGCGATGGAGGCCGAGCGCGCCATGGACAGCGCGGCCAAGGCCACCAGCATGTTCGGCGCGGCCAACGCGGCCACCTCGCGCGAACTCATGGTCATGTTCCACGAAGGCATCAGCGGGAACTTCAAACGCATGGGTGGCTCGTTCGTGGTGCTGGCGGAGCACTCGGAGATGGCGGCCGGCGCGCTGAGCGCGCTCGCCGGGCCGATCGGCATTGCCATCGGGGCTGTGGGTGCCCTGGGCGCGGCCGTGGTGGCGCGCGAGATGGAGATCACCAAGCTCGCCCACGCTGTGGCGCTGACCGGCAACGCCGCCGGTATGACTGTCGGGTCATTCGACCGCATGGCCGAGTCGATCAGCAAGGCAGGTTCCACGAGCCTCGGCAAGGCGCAGGAGGCACTGCAGGAACTGGCGAGCACTGGCACCGTGGGCGCCGCGGCGATCGAGCGGATGGGCCTCGTGGCTGTAAAAGTGGCCGCGCTGTCTGGGCAGAGCGTGCAGGAGGTGGCCCGCGAGATGTCGCGCGCCGGCACCGACGTGGCCGCGTTCGCCAAGGAACACGCGAACGCGTGGGGCTCCGTGACCGTTGCGCAGTACCAGGCGATCCAGGCCGCGCAGAAGATGGGCGACACGCAGGGCGCGTTGGTGGTCTACCTTGACGCGATGAACAAGCGGCTGCCGGCGACGACCACGTACCTGGGCGCTCTGGGCGCGATGTTCAGCAGCGCAGGCGCGGCGATGCAGCGTTTCTTCGATCCGGGCGACGGCCAGAAGCTGGACGACTTGGACGCCAAGATCAACGGCCTGTTCAAGCGCATCGCCGACGGCAAGGCGGCCATCGCCCGCGGCGAGGGCAACCCGACGGCCATGGCCTACGAGGAGCCCGCGCTCAAGGCGCAGTTGCAGAGGCTCACCGCCATGCGCAACGCGCTGGCCGCGTCCGAGGGCGCCAAGAACAGCGCGGCGATGGGCCAGTCCAAGGAGGAGCAGGCGCAGAAGGAGGCCGTGGCCAGCGCCGACTTCATCAAGGGGCTGGCGGAGCGCGGCAAGGCCGCGGAGACGCTGACCCAGACGCTGCAGCATCTTGCGAAGGCGCGGGACGAAGTTGTCGGCAAGGGCGGCACGGTGTCCGATGACGAATACGCCGCCGCGGTGCGAGGCGCCAACAAGCTGCACGGCGACCGCTCAGGCAACAAGGAAATCAGCGCCTACGACTCGACCCTCAAACAGCTCACCGACGAGAAGACGAAGCTCGACGCGCTGACCGCCAGCTACAAGGACAACTCCCACGCCGTCACCGAGCGCGCTGCGGTGCTGCAGGCGCGCTTCGCCGATCCGGCCGACAAGCTCTACGGGCTCAGCGCCACGAAGGGGCAGGGCGCCACGCTGATGAAGGCAGCCGTGGCCGACGACGCCGCGGACGAGAAGAATAAGGACGGCAAGCGCGCCGAGGAGCTGATGAAGCAGGCGCAGGCATACGCCGCGCTCACCGCCGCGCGCGAGGTGGACACCAAGACCGCCTTTGTCGAGCAGGCGCTGAAGGCGGCCGGCTTCGACCTGTCCAAGAAGGAGACGGACGCGACGGCCCTGGCGGCCAAGGCCATCGTGGAGAAGGCTGCAGCTGACGAGTTCGCCCGCAAGCAAGATGCCTCCTTCGCCGATGCAGCCAAGAAGCGCAACGAGGCCGCCAGTCTCGAGGTGGATGCCATCAACCGGGAGAACGCCGCGCTCCACCAGACCACGCTGCAACGCGAGATCGCCGCGGACGCCGCGAAGCTGCAGAAGGCCGCCGAGGAGGAGATGCGCACGCACGCAGGTGAGGAGGTCGCCATCCAGGCCGCGCTGGCGCAGAACATCGCCGCTGTCACCGCCGCGCGGACCGCGCAGTACAACGACAGCCGCAGCGCCCCGACTGGCGCCAGCAATGCCGCGACGAAGTGGGCCGAGGACGCCAGCAACCAGGGCGCTCTCGCCGCCAAGATGACGACCAGCAGCCTGGACACCATCAGCAGCGCTCTCACCAAGCTGGCCGAGACGGGGCAGTTCTCGTTCAAGAAACTGTGGAAGTCGATGAGCGATGAGTTCCTCGCCAACATCATCCGCATGCAGGTGGCGAATGCGGCGAGCGGCGCCGGCAATCTGTTCGGCTCGATCTTCTCCTCTCTGTCGGGTGGTGCGAATCTCTCCGGGAGCGGTGTCGGCGGGGACGCGGGCGCAGGCAACTACACGAGCGCCGGCCTCGCCGCAGCGTTCGGCATCGCGGGCATGCGCGCTACGGGCGGCAATGTGAACGCGGGAGGAAAATACATAACGGGTGAACTCGGGCCTGAGCTGTTCGTGCCCTCGGGCAGCGGCACCATCATCCCGAACGACGCGCTGGGCGGCGGCAGCGGTGGCGATATTCACATCGGTGCGAACCCAACCTACAACATCGGTGCGGGCACCTCGCGGGCAGAAGTCGCGGCGGCCGTCGCACAGGGTAATAAGCAGACGCTCGCTCAGGTCCAAAGACTGAGTTCTACAGGTAAGTTGCGCCAGTGACCCGCGGTGCAGCGGGCGGGCACTGAGTTTTAACGAAGTGCTCTAACCGTAGTCTCAAGCGCAA